GAATTCTGCGAAGGTGCCAGTCAGAGTGTTGCTTGCAAGATTGACGGTTTTATTCGTCAGCGTTTCTATACCAGCAAGTGTAGCAACAGTACCACTGCCTGGTAAAGTCAACGTCGATCCACCAGCAGGTGCAGTGACAACAACGTTTCCTGTATTGATCGTCAGTGTTCGACCGCCATTATTTACGCCAGTGCCGCCGTACGTTGAAGAAATAACACCACCTTGCCAGATCGATCCTGTAGAAAGTGTTTTATTCGTCAGCGTTTGAACAGCGGCAAGTGCTGCAAAGTCGTCATCTGTTAAAGCAGTATTGAACTGAGCTAACGTACCCGTGATCGTGTTAGATCCCAGTGCAATCGATTTGTTCGTCAGCGTTTGAACAGCGGCAAGGGCAGCAAAATCGTCATCGCTGAGCGCTGCGTTGAACTGGGTAAGTGTTCCTGTCAGCGTATTGCTCGTGAGATTGATAGTCTTGCTAGTCAGTGTTTCAGTACCAGCAAGGGTAGCAACTGTGCCTGTTGATGGTAAAGTAAGCGATGACCCACCTGATGCTGTCGTCAGCGTCAGATTTCCTGTGGCAATTGTCAGAGTACGGCCTGCATTATTGACGCCAGTACCGCCGTATGTCGATGACACAATGCTGCCTTGCCATGTGCCTGTTCCAATCGTGCCCACAGTTGTAAGCGAAGAATTGACAACTCCGGATCCTAGCGTGGTAGAATTTAGTACAGATGTGCTGGCAATTGTTAATTCTTTGGTAGCAGCAAGATTTACGCTTTCTGAAAATGTCTTTGCGCCGTTGAACGTGATAGCACTATTCTTGATCTCATTTGCAACTGCGACAAGATTTGTCGCGCTGAATCCACTGAGAGATGCAATTGTGCCTACTTCTGCCTGAAGCTCATTGATACCGGCAACTGCACTAGCAGAATAAGTATTGAGCTCTCGTACTGTGGTACCATTCGTGATATTTTCACCAATATCAGATACAGTATCGAGAGAGATGTTCGAGATTGTCTTGCTTGTCCCGCTAATCGTATTGCCTACAGAAAACGCGCCAGTAATATCATATACTACAGCAGAATTATCGCCTGAATCATACGAGAGTATTTTTGCAGTAGCACCAGACTGTGTGCTAGTAATTGTAGAACCGGCAGTAATAGTTCCAGCTCCATCAAAATAAATTCTGCTCTTGATGATGTCTGCGCCGACGAATGTTCCGCTTACTGGAGTGACAACCAGATTGACACCATTTACCGCAGTAACTGTGGCAGTCGCTCCCGTTACTGATCCTGTCAGTGTATTCCCTACCGAATAGGCAGCAGCACCCTTGTGCGTCAGAGTGCGATAACTGATGCGCGAGTCAATTGATGCTACCTCACCCAGGTTTTTGGCGACGGTGTTGGCCTTTTGACGCCATGCTTCAAATGTGTCAGTACGTAGAACTTGTGTGGACATGGATAGGTAGTAAGCTTATTGCTTCTGCTGTGAAGAGATCAAAGTTTTGACGAGTTGCTTGAGCTCGGTGATTTCGCACTTTAAGCTTTCAATCTCTGCCTGCTTTTGCTTCTTAGAATTCTTGATTGCAACGCGGCGATGATAAGCGCTTCGGTCTTTAGACACGATTGCCTTGGAATACATATCGCGTTCCAGAGACGGGTTGTCTTCGACCAGTGCTTTTTCTCGTGTTTCAAGCATCGGTCTATTTATTAACTTACCGCGACCGCTCTGAATTCCTTGCATGAAGGTACTCGAGAAGAATTATTGGAAGTAAATACAATCTTGATAGCAAATGCGGTAAATTGAACATCACCATCTACTGCGCCACTAGTAGCAAAATTCGCTGCCTTAAAGTCGGTAATATCGATGGTATATGACACCTCGGAGTATTTGTCAGGATTATCCGAGTAAGGAATTCCGTCTGCAGAATCATTGGTTGCTAGATTCCATCCGTAGTCGGTATCAAAGTTACCATCGGTATCGTCCGTGCGCTGAATCTTGTAATATATGCTGATATTAGATCCGGTAGGACGATTGAAAGAAACCCAAACCTTGATTGCAGATGCTGGGTCATTTAGCTCAACCTTACGAGTGATATACTTCGATAGCGCTGCTCCGCCAAGTGGAGCGGTTTCATCTGCATAATTTACCACATAGTTTGCATCGCTGTTATTTGGCAGGAAGAATATTGGCGTACTTACTGGAATTATACCAGTTGTGGCAGAAGAAATAGTAATAGTGTTTGAGTTTACATTAGTCACTAAAACGTCGTTTGGAATATACGGGCCGCGGACCTTGTAACCAACTACGATTCCGCTAGCGCTGGCCATTACAATCGTCGTTGCTCCATTTGCTGTAGTTGTGCTAGCATTGGTATACTGTGTAATTGCAGCAGCAGGATTATTGATACGGTTATTAACAGCAACAGCAGAACTACGCTCGAGGTCGATAACTGGCGAGAGATTATTTGCTTTAGATGTCAGCAAGCCTTTTAGGAATAATGACTTTGAATTAGCCACATTCATAAATGTACGGCCTACTGATGGCAATACAACTGCAGGAGCATCTACACTGATGTTCTTGTTGATGTCAACTCGAGTATATTCAGTGTCCAACTGATTTGGTATTTCGGTTCCGCCCAATGATTGGCCTGATGTCTTCTTCATCTTCCAGACAGATGAAGTATTCGGCATGCCCATCATATCGATAGATGGACGTAAAACATCGAATGGAACGTAATCTGTAGAAACTGCAGCGTCACCGCCGCCTAAACCAGAAGCAGTTGCGAGTGTGGTTACTCTGATTGTATATGAATCCGGCTCAACATCGATTACGTTATGTGTAGCATTTAATTCGGTAATCGGAATTCCATTGATAAGAGTAGGATTACCAGTGAGTAGAGTTAATTTAACAGCAGATTTTGCTGTACTACCAACCATTGGAAAAAATCCGTGATTGATATGGTGAATTCTAACAATATTTGAATTCTTGTATGTTTCTACTGGATCAGCATCTAGGCGCTTCTGAATATTATCGTCTTCGTTTAGAATAATAGTAGCAGCATTCGCGGTATCAAATACTGCGCGATGCAAAGTAAACTTAATATCGCGCATCTGATCCGCTGTCCAGGATGAAGCATTTGTGGCACGAAACATTACTCCGCCGTATGGATTATCGATGACTTTTCTACCAGCTCCTACTGAACCAATACCAGTAATATCATATCCAAATTTTTCTGATGCCCAAACTCGATATCGATCAGAATTAGATTGTATTACAAAGCAGTATTCTGTTCCTCCAGCAAGAAATACTGGCGCTTCAAAGTTAAAGCGCGTAGGAACAGTAGCATCAGAAGAAATACCAATAAATGGGATCGTCAAATCCTGAGAAATTGCACGCAGGCTCGCAAACGAAAATGGGATTACCTTATCAGTCGGCATTCCATCTTTCACTGTGCGAAGCTCGACATTTACTGGAAACCGATAATCGACCCTTGAAAAGAAAAGGTCAAGCCCAGTAGCAAAAATGCCACTGGGACTATCGATGGTGAACGTTTGAGCGAGAGGTTGTAGTATAGCCATGTGTAAATTCTTTCAGGTTTAACTATTCATTACCGATATCTACTGCCTCATCATATTCGGCCTGGAAGTCTGTAAATTCAACCTGTGCGTCATTATCGCTGTAGATAGTTTCTCCGTCATACTCCATGAAGTAGTCGGCCTCAGGTGTTTCTGTAGTTACTTGTTCAACATCAGTTTCTTCGTAGAAAATATCTGTAGTAGTTTCATCAATAGTTGGTCCTGGCCAGCATTCGTAATTAATCTGTTCAGGATTAATCTCTGGAATTATGAATTCTTCCGGTGAAATACATCCGATGATTGGATTTTCTGCATTCGGATCAGAAATTGCATCACCGACAATTTCAATAGCGGTATCGCATTCTTCTGTGACGTCTGTTGTAGTAGTTAGATTTGGATTATCGACGTTCGTTGGAGTATTGTTCGTTGTATCGATGCCAGTAAAGAATTGATTTGGCGAAGGTGGATATCCATATACTAGACCACCAGGTGCTTGACCATAAGCTTCTGATGGATACCATCCTTGTTTTCCTGCCTCTTCGTGCAATTCTTCGACTGGGCGAGGCTGTGGAGGATAATCCCATACTAGATATGGAGATCTATTAGTATATGGAGGATATGCCTCAATTGGATACCAACCCTTCCTTGCTTCTTCTGGCGGAACACTGACTGTAACCGCTGGTGGCTGCCATGGAGCTTCTGGTGTGGATGGTGGTGTAACTGGCGGAGTAATTGTAGTTTCCGTATTGGTTTGAACTACAATATTATACTTTGATGGAGGGCAAAGTATTACTTCGTTCGCTGGCACAGTTGGCGGAGTTACTAACGTTGTCGGAATAACATCGATGATTTCCACCGGTGTTGGTGGTGGAACAATTGGTGTTACCGATTCTGCATCAGTATCCATCTCTACGAGTTTTCCTACAGGCTGTGGCGGTGCTGGAGGCGGCGCTACGATTGGCTGTTCATCCTGACGAATATCAACTGGTGGATCTTCATATGCAGGCTCAACTGGTCGAAGTGTTGGCGTGAATTGGCCGCGGGCATCATATGCAACATCGGCATAAGATGATGCTAAGCGCTTATCAGCATTTCCAATATCTACCAGAGTAAACACTCGACGACCAGCACGGAACTTCATCTGGCTGTTGTTTGGAATAACAAATGAACCAGCGATTTCTCCGTATTCATTCGAGAATAACTCAGTATATCCCATAGGGTGCTGAGTATAATTAATGTAATCCTGGAAGAATGTTGGATCGTTACGATTGATATACGATGGGTCAATCGCATCACTTGTACCAGTATATGCTAGCAAATATGCTGGAAATACGTGCTCCTGACGAACATACTTACCAACATTTGCTCCATCAAAGAATGCATAAAACTTAGTATTTGGGCGCAGGTTCGTAGCCTTGAAGTAAATCTTGCGCGAACGAATGTATGGAACAACGTTGATCTCGACTGCTCGATCCGCATTGTACGATTCGGTTGTTCCTGGAGCAAGACCCACGCTGGTACCAGAAGTCAGTTGCGCCGTTGTATTTCTGTATGTCGGATCGATTCCTCCAGGGCCGACTGGTCCGGGAGACATATTTTCAGTGTCTGTTCCGTTATTGCGATCGGTGCCGTACCAATTGGTTTCCCAATAATTCCATAGCGTGCCAGTTGCAAGTTCTGGTGTGCTGAAGAATTTAAGTGAATCATATGCGCCATTGGCAGCATCGATCTTGACATCTGGCGCGATATGGTTTTCATTCCATTCGTCTGTACCAGGATACAACTTAATTTTGCCGGTCCAAGTATTTACTGCAAATGGATTTACGTCCTGCTCGTATGAAGCAAATGGCTGAGTGATAACCGGAGCAGAATAATAGTTTAGAGTAACAAGCGGTCCTGTCTGGCGATAATTCTGCGAAAGAGCAGTATTCAGACGAAGGTTAACATTTTCTTCGTAGAATAAAGGCCGAATCAGTCCATTGACTTTATCGACAGCTACGCTATAATCTGGGTGCGCCACTGCGCCAATTCCATGCGAAGTAAAGCTATCGACGACGAATCCGTTCTTATAGCGATCTACTCCATCAGCATCCAAGATTTGCTTGCTTGCTGTTTCTTTTTCTAGTAGTGAAAGCGCAGTATAATATTCAAGCTTCTGCACACGCTTTTCAATACGACCGATGTCACGCATCGTATAGCGGCGATGATCCAGACTCTTCGCCTTTACATCTTGCGTTCCAAAAGTATAAGGCGCAATCGTCAGGATATACATCGTCAGCGCATCCTGAATATCAGGAGGAGCAACTGGATTTAGAGACGGCACGCCTTCCTTAATCTTGACGTTACCGTATTGATCGAGGCATATCTTGTCAACTCGTCCCAGATAATACTCCATGTCGGTAGTAATATTTGGACGAGGAGCAGACATTTTCGTAGATGAAAATGCCGTCACTGCAGGACGGAAGTCTAAGCAATCTCTTAATGCGACTGTGCCACGCGATGAAGTAAATGTTGGAATATCTTCATAGTTCGTATATGAAGAAACTGCAAAGTAATCGCCATCTGCGCTATGGTTATACTTGTCAAATTTGACTAGCAGTCTTCCGGTTGGAGGATTTACACCAGCCTTAAGCTGCAGCGTACTGTAATCATAGTAAGTATCGCGCTGGCCAGTATCAAGAACGTAGCGATCAGAAATATCAGGATCTGATTCTGTAGCAGCTGTGCTAAAATCGGCAGACATATGAACTGCTTTGATACGAACAACATCGACAGTATTTAAGCTGTCATATGTGCTAGCGCTAGCAACAGTATTTGGGCTTGCGATTGCCAATGTCTGTGCCTGTAAAGTCTTTGTCTTAGGCGAAAGCGAGCGTTGCGTTGATGCAATTACTGTTACAGATGTATTTGATGCAACTGTGCCAGCAGCAAAATAAAGCGTTACTTTATTATAGTTTTGTCCGCTGACGCTTTCGATATCAACAGATGATGGCGTAATAATAGTTCCATCGACTTTTGCCACAATATAGTCCGAAGCAGATTCTGAAATAAAATATTGATAATTAACCTGAGGATTTAAAACAATTGTGTCATTTGGGGTGCCATCAACAATAGTACCAGCGAATGACTGCCGAACAGTATATGTCAAATCTGCTGTTGACTTAATAACGTCATACGGCAACTTATAAAGTAGCGAAACAGATGATGCATCTTGAATTTCTGCACCAGCAACCTGCGATCCAGTTCCGTCAATAATATACGTGTCTGCGGTAAATGTTACAGTAGCACTCGTGACACTTCTTACCTGTGCCATCGAATTACCAGAATTCAGAGTAACATCAAAAAGGTATAACTTAAAATTGCTGCCAGAAATGCGTTCCATCGAACGGACACGCGCAGTGCCAATAGTAGTACCACCACCGGTGATCGCACTCTTCAGATTGACATAACTAAAATTGGTAATATCTGGAAGACCAGTTACGTTATAAACAGTTAGGTAATTACCATAACCAGCATCGATTACTGCGTTAGTAAGACTCTTAAAGTTACGTGATTTCTTTAGAATCGCATATGCGGTAGATTGCAATTCTACTCGAAATCCATTGATGTATGCGACAGAAGGTTCAAGGCCAGCAGCGAGCTTATTTGATGCATAAGTTGCTGCTTGATTAGCCGTATTAATGCCAGCAACAGCATTCTGAATTTGATTCGCAGTGTATAAACCACCATTCGTGTAGGTATTTAGGTATTCACGAATGTCAATACCAAAAGGATTTACGACATAATTGCCAGATTCCTCGTAGGTACGCTGAGCCATGGTCTTCATGATCTCAGTGTATTCCGTGCGATTCTGTTTCTTTACTTTTCCATCCTCAACTGTTAATACGAGAATGAAGTTGTCTAGAGTATCATCGTACTGAGCAGGATTCCAATTTTCCACATCCAGATTCATCAAAATCTGATAGCGGTGTGCTCCTGGGGCACCGGTATTTGGAGTTCCTAGCGCATTATCATTTAACGTAGTATCATCAACTGGAGTGACCTTTCTTTCCTCTACGCGGTATACTACTCTGCACCATGGGTTCTGGCGGTAACGAGATGCAATGATAGATGCAGCTGGAGTATGCACGAAGCATCCGTTGATATAGTAAACGCCTTCTTCAACCGAGACGCGAGTGCCAAATCCGGTAGGATTGATGTTTCCGTTTTCCAGTGGCTTTGCGCGGAATGCAACCCGTCCTGTTACCGCACCGCTATCAGAGTCATATTTTTGAAGCAAAATATATTCTTCGGCCGCAAATGCTTTTACTAATCCTGCATTCGTGGCATTTGTTCCACCAGAATTAAGATACTCGACATACAATGTCAGCGGTTCTGCACCTTCTGGTGGAACAATATCGATAATCTTAGCGTGCAAGCCATTTGTTGCGCCAAATAAAGTAGCACCAATCAAAACATAATTGCCGTTTCCATCCTTTTCAAGGTATAGGCTTTCATTTCCAGTATACGTATTACCTCCTTGAGCAGGATATGTGGTAGTTTGGGCTGAAGATTCCACCTTAACATAAGCAATCTTATTGTTAATCGTGGCCAAACCTCCCATGACCTTCGTTCCATCCTTAAAGAAGTGATTACCGAAACGCTCGATCTGAGCCTGAATCGAGGTTTGCAGCTGCGTAAGTTCACGAGCCTGGACTGAATAACCAGGACGGAAAAGAACTCTCAGATAGTTCTTATCTTTATTAAAGTCGTCCCAGTAGGGTGATTCGTTAAAATAAGTGATCGCCATGTTAGAAAGTATAAGATATCTTAGAACTCAACGATGATACGAATGTCTTCAATCTGAGATTCTGTACGTTGAATTGGGGATGTACGATTTTCAAGGAATATGATATCTCCAGAAAAGTGAACATACTCCGAAGGAGTGATCGTGTTTATTACCCCACTTGCAGATGATGTAGACGCTGCACCAGTATATGCTTCGATTGTATTGGTAGTGGCGAACGCAACGTATCCGGTTTTATCGTTTTGATGAATTCCTAGCTTCTTCACACCGCCAGATAAAGATTGCACAGAATCGATGAATGCCCTTGCCGGTGGATTTGCGCCATTCGTAATATAATCTCCAACGCTAAATGTTCCTGTGGAACCACTGTTAAGCGTTAGGTATGTTACTGCAGATAGAGTACTTGCTATAGCAGGAATTGAATTTCCACCGGAAAGTTCCTTTGGCTTTCTAATCAATCCAACCTGACGGAATTGTGTATCAACAGCAAAATCACCGGCGCCTTCTTGGCCGGTGAGTGTAGCAGCAACGCCGACATAATAGCCGCCAAGTTCAGCGGAGGGGTCAGATCCATGGCCATTCTTTGGCGAAAGAACAGCACGCGCCACGCAGCCCGCGCCGCCTCCTCCACTAAGCTCAACGAATGCAACGTTATAATTTGATCCGGGGTTAGTAATTACAAATCTTACTACCTTACCACCAGAAACAGTGGCCGTTGCTGTGGCGCCAGAACCATCTCCTAAAATAGTTACTGTCGGAGCGGAAGTGTATCCGCTACCGCCAAAGTTAAGTGTCGTGGCAGTTGGATCATCGGGATCAATCGCAATGCTGTAAATCTTACCTTTGATAGTTGAGGTCGCAGCATTTTGGAATTCTAACCGAGCAGTATCATCTGTATCAATAGTTCCAAATTCACCAACAGTTGTAGCGTTATTAAGAGTAATACTTGAGATTGTTTTGCCGCCGGCGCCAACGATTGCTTCTGCCGCGTTAAATGTGCCTCTGACGTTATAGACCACTAACGTATTCGTGTTAACAGAAAATACTTTGGCGGTTGCTCCAGATGTTGCGCCCACAATCGTATCACCTACGGATGGAACTGTACCACTGCCGGTTAAGACAATTGTGCTTCCACCGATAACTGTCTTAATAGGAATATAGTTATTCGTTAAAAACTTTGCAGCTTCTGTGGCACTGACCTTATACATGTACTTCCAGATATAACCATCTGAGTATTCAACGGGGTCTCCAGTAAGAACTCCTCCTGGTGTAGTAGGATTATGTGTTGGCTTTACGGTTGAAGGCAAAAGAGTGCCTGTAGAAGAACGAGGTGCATAGAGGCACTTATATACAGTGAACGAATCTGTTAGTACATAAAATGGTACATCGTTTCCGCGATCAAAAATGTCCGGATTATTATCATCCCATGCAGAATACGTATCTCCAGAAACCCAATTATAACGAGGGATTAGATTGATGACATCGACTCCAGTAATGCTCTTAAGAGCAATCATATTGCGATCAGCATCCTGAGTAGTAAGAAGTGAGTCGACTGGATTACCACTATTTGGTGCAACATCTGTTGTGCCCGTAAGCGACGTTGACCACTTATCAGACTTTCCGATGAAAAGATATACGTTCTCGGAGTCGGACGTGATGTTATTCTTGAAGTTCTTCGCGTTTAAATTGCGAAAGTCTGATGTGATAATGGCTGACATAGTGACTTAGAAATTACGTTGTAGAATTACCGCTCCGGTATTGTAGTAAGGAATGACGTTATTTATAGAGTCCTGGATAGTGTATTGAATGAAACGATCTATCGGATTTTCATTGATAAACTTTGTGGATTCTAGTGTTCTATGGGTAGCAAATTGCAGTCCAGGATTCTGGCCCTCGAACTGAAGTATGAGTTTGATGGCGTAATCTGCCAATGCCCTCATATTCTGATAGTTTAGAACAGGATCTCCGTCAGGATTGATAGTGATATAATCGGCATAAGCAAGTTCGATCAGATTGACAAGATCGGCAGCAGAAATCAATCCAGGCTGATTAAGTGGCATTCTACTGTTTAGCTTTTCGGATAGCTGCTGAATTGCCTCAAGTACCAGGAAGATCTGCCCAAAGAATATAAATCCTGCAGGATGAACTAGACGGTTAAATGGATCTTTCCATGCATCGACGTTCAAGCCAGTCTTAACTACATAAGAATATCTTTGATAATAATACGAATCGTGCAGCTTCTTAATGTTTGATGTAAACCCGTTTGAATCAGAATATTGAGAAGCAACCAAGGAAACTCCGCTGATTGATGTAGAAGCTACGGTTTGATCCACGCCCACTACATAAGTGCCTACTCCCCCAGTCGTGGATGGTCCAAATTGCTTGATCGTTGTTCCTGGTAAAACTCTACCACCGTAAATTTTAGATCCAATAGTGATTGCGCCAGATTTTATACCACTGACAGTTAATGTTGCTCCAGATATACTACCAGTAAATTCAGCCCCGGCCGCAGAGAAAGTTGTTCCAGATTTAACAATTTGCGTGAGAGTAGTTGAACTTACAGTTTGGCTGAAGTTGACAACATATGTTCCAGTTCCGCCAGACCCAGTTATAGTTTTGGTTATTGATGCGCTACCTAAATCCGATGTATAAGTTGCTGAAGCAATTGAATTAAAAACTACGAACGTAAAGGTAGTACTATTTGGAATAGATGCGATGGTCCAAGATCCGTTTAATTTCAACTGTTCTGTGCCAACAGCTCCAGAAATTTCAATAATATCTCCGGCAGTATATCCACTTGTCGAAGCAACTGTTGCAGTTACAGTAGTTGTTCCATTTGCAATATAATTAGTAACACTTGTAACAACTGCAGGGGGTGTTATGATAGTAGTGCCGGAAGTAACGCCGGTACCAATGATCTGAGTGCCTATTTCAATTTCAGAAGAACCAACGCCCATTGAAGTAACTGTTAGCGTTGTTCCAGAAATTGACCCAGTAAAAGTACTAGGTGTCCACAGTAAGGTATATGTTCCTGTACCACCTGATCCTGTTCCTAATCCAGAAATTTTTACAGTTGATGTGATTCCTGGACCGGATAAAACCATTCCTACTGCTATTGTACCAGATTCTACTGCAGTAACAGTTAAAGTATCTCCAGAAATAGATCCTGTAAAATATGCTCCAGAACTATTCATCGGTGTTTTACCAATGTTCTGACTTACACCAACAGAATACGTTCCGGTGTATCCTATGCCAGTTCCTAAACCATTGATGATTGTTCCAGGAGCAATTCCGGCTCCAGTAAGTAATACATCTTCGTCCAATGATCCAGATTCGACAGATGATACTGTAAGTGTGGTGCCAGAAATAGATCCAGTAAATTTGCTATTAACAGAGGTCCAATTACCAGATGATGGCTTAAAAGTATCGGTAAATGGATAATATACTTCAGCGCTTTGTTGGAATATGATTCTGAAGAAAAGCTCGATTGAGTTTTCCGAGCCTCTTAGAGAGTAATACTTTAGTAGATTTTTATACAGATTAACTGTATCTGTAGTAAATTTACCCGGAACGTTAATAGCTGTTTCACGTTGTAGTACCTCGAGATATCTGTTTGTGGCTCTATCAATATCTCGTTCTTCCATAATGCGATTAATCTCAAAGCTTGGATTATCGTAAATGTTCTGAACAGTAGAAATATTTCTGGTGCAATTTGATTCTGTACCAACTAAAGCTTCTCCACGAACAAATTCACCATCGGCATTGTGTACTAATAGAATATTATTGTCAAACTTAGCAACAGTTGCAGTAATGATACCTCCTGCGGAAGTACTCATTTCTACTTCTTCGCCAATTTTATATTGGCCAGCACCCGCCTGAACAGTAATAAAAAACGAAGTTTTACCATCTCGATTTACGAGGTCATAGTAATCTTTCAGAAATTCTACTAGCACTGCTGATTTTTCGCGCAGCGCATCAGGTATAAGAGACTCAACTCTTACTGCTTCTTTTGTTTTTTTCTTGACGCTGACTGTCGACTCAACGTAGGACATAATTAGCGATGTCGAGGTGTCGTGGTATATGAACTTGTTCCTGCTGCGCCTGAAACAGCAATTGCATCAATTTCGGCTTTTACAGTAACATATGTCTGATCTATTTCGAGCAACTGATTTCTTTTTGGAGCAATGTCAAACGAGTTTGGTAAAGCAATAATGCGAATGTCTGGTGGATTTACGTTTACTGTTGTGTAATCTACTGTAAAACGATTTAGCACTACTCTTCCAGCGCTAGAATATATTCTACCAGCATTTGCAATCTTCTTTCGATTACCTTCTACTACTCTATAAATGTAAACATTTCTATCAGTTGTACCAGCAATTGGTTCGTCGCCAAAAAAGTGTTCTAAACCTCCCATCATAAACCCGGATGAAGAAAGAACAGCTGTTGTCGATTGTGTGGTATATGTCGGTACTGGAAAATCGAGTGTAAATGAATTCGTCAAACCATTTGGTTTTGGTGTAATCCACTTGAACATATACGGACGAGCAACCGAATTAAGAATCGATGGCTCAGAGTTATCGATTGATCCTAGGAACTGAGAGAAACGAAATACGCCGTCAAATTTTTGTAAGTTCTGGTCATTGTACTTACGAATGATGTCACGGACATATGATTCAAGTGCAGGTGTAGTCTTGTCAGTTAAATTAGAATTGTATTTGATAAAGGCTTCGACCTCCAAATAAGTAAATTCTGGATCAATTATGACCGGCTCAATTGATACGACGTTTTTACCTTTTAAAATGCTATCGGTGATCTGAAGTTTTTCGGCTTCATTTAAGAAATCTTTACCAGAAGGCTTAATTGCGATGTAGACTTTACCATAATTTGGCTCAGGATCTGTTTCGCCGCCCCAAACAGAAATAGCATCGATTCCTCCAAACTCGCGGAGAATGATCGCGCGGTAATCTTCGGAAGTTACTGCACGATTTTGTGTGATAAATGCCAGCGGAGAATTGTAACGAATCGATTCGGTGCTTTCCTTTTCTGCACCGCCGTACGAATTTGTTATCGTAGTTATTACCGCACTATTTACTGGAATAGTTGCTGTCGCGCCTGTTGTTGATCCTGGTATTATGTATGTAAATGCTTGTGCGGATTGAAAATTGGCAGCGCCATTTGCAATTCTGCCATTTGTATAAACATACTCGATCTCGACAATATTATTTGATCCAGGCTTGATGCCTAGATTATTGTCGCCAAAATAAACCTCGTATTTGCCATCAGCATTTTCCTGCAAGAAATAAACCTTTGATGAATTATTTAAGCCGATCAGAGTACTGAACTGAGTATAGATGGAAAATTCCTCGCCATCGTTGACACGAACTCTCATTGTAGTAGAATCTACAGTAGTATCAGGAATTTCATATTTCTGATTCTCGATCAATTCATCCACACGATAAATCATTTTCTTTAACGTGCCCTGTTTAAGAACTACGCTAGTAAATGTGTAAGTATTCGTTGCTATGTTTAGCGGAACAGCTGGTTTTGGTTCTAGTACTACAAATGTATACTTCGAAGAGTCAACTGTAGTACTAAATTTATGTCCTCTATCCAAAGACAAGAATGGTGGTGGATTCGATGTTGGCGCCGTTACTACCACATCCACTACTGCAGTAGATGCAATTGTTGAACGCGGAACATATCCTAGAAGCTTAGCGTGAGAAACAACGTTGCCGCGCAATTGTGCAGAATCCAAGAATGCTTCGTTTAGCGCTAGGTGTGCTGTGACGGCATTGTAGTGCGTATTGTACGCTAAAACGTCAAGTAAAATTGACAGGCCAGATCCGTCGAAGTCCCAGTCATTGTACTTGCTTTGATTCTTGAAGTGTGACTTGATCGACTCTTTAAGTGTCGCGAAGTCTAGTTCTGAAACATTGATCTGTGCCATAGGTAGAAAGTATTAGCGGATTCTCTTAAGGTAAAGAGTTATGTCCACTCTTTGATCGATTGCGATGACGCGAAAGCCGATATTGATATTGTATGCATTTCTATCAGAATTATCAATGATCTCTACAACTACACTATCGGCGCGCGGTTCAAACTTTTTGATTACACGCTTGATCTCTTCGCGCATTGCTGACATAGTAAAGTTATCAGCCGGCTCGAATAACAATGCTGACACATTTGACCCCAGCGCAGGCTGAAAGGGTCTATCATAGAAATTGCTTAAAATAAGATTCTTAATTGAGTTCTTAACGGCGTCAATATCAACAAGCGGAACAATATCTCGAAAAGTAGGATTAAGAGCAAGCGAAAGGTCCAGATCAGAATACAACCGTTTCTTCGATACAATCGATGATCGACGGCTGACGTAAAGCTCGTTTACGTTGTAGTCTGAGAGTGCAGAACTCATGGGTTTGTCTATTTATCAGGAATTCCTAGGCTTAATCCTGACTCTCGTTTTGCACATATCGGGCGTATGGAGCAACTACAGTTTCTTCTTCTTTCAGTATAGCATCGATTTGGTCCAATTTACCTTCAAGGCTGGCATCCTCCGGATGCTCGGAGTCCGATACAATATTGTCTCTGTATGCCTCGACGTTTTCTTCAGGTAATACTCCACCAATTGCTGCCGTTTTTCTATCCGCATAAGTAAGCAATTTGTTTCTCGCGCGCGGATCGGTGATTGTTTTAGCAACCGCATTAATCTTTGCCGACACGCTGGTCGTGTATTTTCTGATATCAGAAAAGGTAGCACCGGACGCACCAGATGTTACTTTCTTTGTATTGTCGATCACACTATTAACCAGTGATTCTGCTGCAGCTGGATTCGTATTCGGTATGACCGCCGCTAATGATCCCAGTTTTATTTTGCCTGTTAGCGGATTCAAATTAAAGTTAGGAGCATCGGTGCAGTAATCAAATAT